GCATTTCGTTCAAAACGCATACTTAAACAAGCCGAAGTGGATAATTCTTCCCTTTTTTTACGCGTTTTTCCACCGCCCCCTAGCATCGGAGGAATGGTAATACCATCCACAACCACCTCCACAGCCCCCTCCTGTAACAACGAAGAACACGAAACGGAAGAAATTTGGGAATCCACGGAAGTAGAAGATTTATCCGAAGAAGTACGACGTTTGACGGAATTATTACGTTTCTCCATGTCGCGTTTGATTTCCTCGTAATTGGCCTCCATATATTCCAAAATATAATTCTTGAAAACCCATCGGAAAAAATTCAATTGCCCTAAGGTGGTTTCCATCAAATTCTCCTCGTCATAGGGAATATAAATACGTTCATGACGGCAAAAAGGCGCGAAACGTTTCTTGGAATAAATATCCAAATTGGTTTTATAATCAATATAAACTTTGAACCGGATAGTTTTCACACCACGTTCGATTTCATACATGGTATAATATTCTTTGGAATAATTACAGACAAACCAATCCAATAATCGGAGAGATAATCGTTTGCCATTGATGATACCCGTCATGCGCTGTAAATAGTCCTTATTTTTATAAAATTCCAATAATTCATTTCGTAATAATTCGTCATGTGTTTGTATTGAAGGTTTCGTCGTGGATTCCAATAGGGGCAGTGGATGATAAGTATTCATAACGGAAGAAGATAATATCTGAACAGACATTTAAAATTAATAGAATATGGGAAGACTTTCTATTTATCTATGTTTCCTTTTCCGAAACTTTTTCCAATTCCCTTCCAATCACCAACCCCCAAACCCCAAACCAAAATAAAACCATTTGCCGAATAGATACTTAACTACTTGCTTACTTGTCCAAAAACCGCCACATGGAAAATAATAAAAATTCGTATTCGTCGATTGTATCTTCTTCCATAACTTCTTCCTATCCAACAATGACGACGAATCAACCAAATCCCAAATCCGCCAATGTATTTTGTAATAATTGTGGAAAATATGGACATTTATCCTATCAATGTAATACACCTATTACCAGTATTGGCATCATCGCATTCCGAAATTGTCCTGGATATTCCCTCAAACCAAAAAGAGAATATTTATTAATACGCCGGAAAGATACCCTAGGTTATATTGATTTCATTCGAGGAAAATATTCGCCCTATAACAAACCATATATTCTGAACATGTTCAAACAAATGACCCACGAAGAACGACAACGGATTTTGAAATATGCCAAAGAAGAAAATACCCAAGATTATGGATTCAAATTATGGCGGCAATTATGGACCAATGAACCGATTGCCATCACCCCCTATTTCTCACACCATAATCATAAATCCGAACTTAAATATTTCAAACCCACCGAAGAAAAAATCAGCAAAGAGAAATTCACTATATTAAGTAATGGTCGAGGCATGGGAAAAGGACGCCATCCGTTTCAATTACAAACCTTGGTCGAGGAATGTGACCAATATCCAGAATGGTCATGGGAAGAACCGGAATGGGGATTCCCCAAAGGCAGACGAGATACTCAAGAAAGTGATTGGGTTTGCGCACTCCGCGAATTCAAAGAAGAAACGGGCCAACCTTCCAATACCAATCCTGAAACCAATGCTGGAATCAATAAAATCCCACCTCCCCCTGGATTAATTCAAATACCACCTAATAAATATACCCTACGGCCCCAATCGGCTTTGATGACAATACATAATCATCCTCCCGTCGAAAATAAAATCCAACCCATTACCAATTTATATCCGTTTGAAGAAAATTTCCTGGGTTCCAATTATAAACCTTATAAACATAAATATTATCTCATGCAAATGGATTATCAAGACTCTGAACTCAGTTTTTTATCCACGGAAGTCAGCAAAGTTGCTTGGAAATCATTTGAAGACTGCATGGAGGCAATTCGGTTTTATAATGTAGAAAAAAAACAAATGTTGGCCAAAATACATATGGTATTGGAGAATTTCACACTGATTTAGATTATGAAAAAAGGCGGAGAGATTCTTGACAAATCTTTCACCTTTTCCCGATTGTCCTCTACTTCTAAAGTCAAACCCCCATAAATTATTTTGAAATCTCATACCATACTGGTTTTTCTCTTTTTTTCCATGAAGCAATTTTTTGTTTTTCTTTGGATTGATAGTAAATTCGGTAAGATTCAATTGGGTCTTCTCTTTTACACTCGATTGGCATCGCTAAAGCAAATTGAGTTAACCCAATCGAAGGAAATTTATCTGCAGTAGGAGCATATTCTCTCAAATATTTGGCGACAATGTATGATTTATGCATTTTTTCAGCAGGATGATTGTAACGGTATTTCCATTCATTATGCATAGCATCCACCAGATTCAATGTCCATAAATAATTATCTAAGGAGGTACGCATCCAAATGGTCACAGGATGATTTTTATGAGCGATTTTGTATAATTTAATTTTTTGACAGATTTCATTTTCAGGATCAATGATTTGTATCGTAGTACAAAGCATTTGAACCGCTTCTAATAGAATTTTGATAACATGTTTATCAAACATAGATTCAGCACATTCTTTGAAATTCAGGGATAGGATAAATAGATTCATGGTACTTAGTTTGCGGTTTGTTTTATAATCAAAACGCAAAATATTATTTCGTTCAATTTTTCCGTTTTTTCGACAAAAGCGGACTTATGTTTCTTTGCGGTCAATGTGAGCATCATTCGTCGGACATTTTCCATCCCTCGGACCGGAAAAAAGTAATTTATCAATGGTAGTACGTGAATAAAAAATACGATGCACAAAAATTCCTAAAAGAAAAAGACCTAAAAAGGTCCAACCTATGGGCCATGAAAAAACAAAAGCGAGGATAATCGCCCCGACCAAAGTCACTCCGAAATCCATTACCGCAATGTCGTAAATACGATAAGAATGTATTCCTTTTCCTGAAATCCCGAATGCGTTTCGTAATGGACATACATCAATGATTCCATCGGTTTGAATTGACATTTTACTTGATTTTGAACAAAGCGTATATTATGCTAGATGAATTCTAACATCATATCAGAACCATCCTATTGCCCCCTTTTGTAATTCATTATCAAAAAGAAGAAGAAATAGGAAAAAGAAATAGGAAGAAGAAATAGGAAGAAGAAATAGGAAAAAGAAATAAGAGAAGATTAACGGGCAAAAAGTGCCCCACAATAGCCGCCAATAAAGGTAATGACATTATAACGTTCCTCATACACATTCAAATCATAATTATAATCATATAATTGCCATGAAGCTTTTTTGACGCCGATTGGATTTCCTTCGGTATTACACAGAATTTCGAAATCCGCCAATGCAGGATTAATTGGGGGGACATAGGTTGAAAACCCGAATTGAACACGTTTGAATCGGGTTAAATTCATAGCCCCCGAAGGCTGTCGTATAAATGGATTACTATTTAAACAAAAATTATAACAATAAATACCATCTTCACATTCTTGCGGACTACCTGGATTGGTCAAATATTTCTCCATATATTGAAATACCCCACTCGGTAAATCCACTTCCCGATATTCACCGTCTAATAATACCGCCATGGTTAATAAAATATTTTTCTGATTAATTGAAGCGAAATCTCCACTAATAAAATACCCTGTATTCACTCCATCTGGATTAATCACAGGACCTTTGTTTGTATTTGTCGGGTCGTTTTTATTATAAGGAATCGTCAATAAATAAGGAGGAGCTGATAAATTCGATGGCAATGCATTATACGGCCAATTCGTGAAATTCGACCATTCATTCCGTAAATTCACGTCATTACGTTGGAAATTCCACATCCATCCTGTTACCAATCCATTGGTTTTCAATTCCACGCGTTGTGTCCCCGTTACGTTTTGGAATTTATATTCATATACATCTTTCACTAAATAGGCATGTTCTTCCATGGCCATTTTCTTACGTTCCGCTTCCGATAAAAATACATATACAGATTCTAAATGAATATCCGCATTCCAAGATACGTTTTGATTGGTATAATTATCCATGTCTAGAGTCGTAGAAGGAGGGGTCTGTAAAAAACGATACATTTGGAATTGGGATTGATTGAAATCTGGTTGGACATACGGAAATGTATTAGCAGTATCAAATACATCACGACATTGAAATAATTCTTGGATTGGTCGCATGGTAACATTGATTACTAACGCATTATATTGAAGAGCCAATAAAGGGAATGCACATTTATTATCCATGGTGAACCAAGCATTGATTGGAATATACAGTGTTTTACTTCGTATAGACGGTTCTGCACCGGCAGGATTATCTGTATAAAAGGCATTGGGATACACATTGGAACGTCCAAAAGCAGTGGTTGGATTATTCAATTCGACTGTGTTTCCAGTCATGATATCGAATTTTTTGCGCATATCACTTTGAAAATCACGCTTGACCATATTGGTTAAATATTGTCCAGAATATTTGGCAATGGTAAAATTACCACATGTGATTTCTATTTCTTGTATCATTTGTGCGCCCAAATCACGTATCCAACGAAAATCATAGGAGGCCCATTGATTTCCAGTTTGAATACAGGGATGATAAATGGGACTCCAAATATTCGGAAGAGTTACGGATATCGCAATATCGGATATTAAATCGGCATAACGAGGCATAGTAAAAGAAAATTTAGAAGGTTCGGTCAATCTCAAATCGCGCTGTCCATCGAAATCAACCCGGAAATGTTGTTTTCCAAATTGACTATATTGACTATAAGAATAATTCCAAAACGATTTTTTAGGTTCGCCGACCAAAATTTGGTCAGCCGTTCCCGTAAATACCAAATTCATTTGTCCTCCTGGCATTTTTGGTAATAATATTCGTAAGGTAATATAATCTATCAAAAGAGTTTGTTTTTATTTCCTTATTGGTTTTGGATGAAATCAATCATATATTATAATATAAATAATAATATTTTATAAAGATGGATTCTTTTCAAAAAACAGTTTTAGGTATCTCGGTATTTTTATTAGTTGTGATTTTGGTTATTATTACAATTATGATGCTTATGACAAAATCGAAAGCAGTATTTCCTCCAATTCAACAAAGTTGTCCATCCGGATGGAATTCCGACCCTTCAGGAAATTGTTATTTCGTTGGTAAAAATGGTGGAAAAGCCATTTTACCAGATGGAACCCAGAATATGGATACCGGAAAATTAGTAGATACTCAGTTTCCAATCTATTTTGCCAAAAATAATAATGGAGTTCTCACCTTTAATTCAGGTAATTATCCTTCGGGAATCCCTTCTAATCCTCCATTAAATAAATCCATTACCAATACGGCAGTTTTCAATGTAAATGACCCTGCATGGACAAGTAAAGGCGGCCGAGCCATTTGCGCACATCAAAAATTTGCCAATCAATTTAATATTTATTGGGACGGAGTAAGTAATACCAATCAATGTTCTTCCACTTCTTAAGAGGTTTTGTTTATTATTTATTTATTTAGCAATTCTCCTTTTATTTTATTACGAGAATAAATATCCATTCATATGAATATTTATATAAAATATAATTTTCTTTTTAAAATGGAGATTGGAAATTTAAGTACGCCTGCTCTTTTATTTTTGACGGTTTCTTTTACAACCAATTTATTTT